GCAGACCGGGCACTCGTTCGTCTCGCCCTTGTGCGCGGTGTACGGCTGCGTCGGGGTACGGTATTCCTTCACCAGTCCGGCCGCCGCGGCCTCGCTGACCGGGAACGCCGTCATCGTCGACCCCCTCGTCGCCGGGTTGGCCGCGAGAGCCACCACGGACACGTCGCCGCGGTGCAGGTCCAGGTTCGTCATGTACCGCTTCGACCAGTCGGGCGACCACCGCTGGCCGAGGGTGACGAACCCGATCGACATCTCGTCCATGTCGCCGCGCTCGACCGCGTCGGCCAGGTCCCGCACGTCCGACCGGCGGCCGGACAAGTCGGCCTGCGTGTCCAGGCCGCGCGAATCCTGCGACAGGTGCATCGTCCCCGACTTCGTCCGCGCCATCGGGATCCCCGCGTCGTTGTGGCCGACCAGGAACGGCACGTCGAGATCGGGCCTGGCCAGGGTCTCGGTGAACGACCCGGGCTCGACCTCCTCGTCGTAGGGGTCGCCCCACGGGTCCCACATGCCGAACGAGTCGCCGAACGTCGCGCTGTAGCCGCGGAACTCGAAGTTCGTGCCGCCCGTGCCGTCCGGCCTGGCCCGGACCTCGACGTTGCCGCGCGCGAGCTGCATCGACCGGCGCGCGTGCTGGTGCAGCAGCCTGCCGGCCCAGCTCCGCCGCCGCTGCTCCCAGCCCGCCGGGCGGTCCGCGGACTTGCCCTCGCTGACCTCGATGCCGAACTTCTTGCACGCGGCCAGCACCTTCGCCCGGGCCTTGTCACCGAACGGCGAGCTGGACAGCCTGGCCAGGGCGTTCTGCGCGTGCGCCTTGTCGTGGACGGGGAAGTGGCGCTTGGACCGCGGCGTGGTCTTCCCCGACTCGTCTTTCGTCCCGCCCGGCTCGATGTACGCGAACGCGCTGTCGGGCAGGTCGTTGATGTCGGCGGACGACATGGCCGCCCTGGTGTCGATCGCGGTCATGGCCGCCCTCTCATTCGCCCTGCCTCACCGGCGCGACCGGCGGCGGCAACGGCATCACCAGCGCGTCCGTCTCCGCCTTCTGCGCGGCCGTCAGCGGCGGGTAGTCCTCGTACTCGCGCACCTCGTCCTGCGTGAACACCCGCGACCCGACCATCATGTGGTAACCCTGCATCCGGGTCAGGAAATCCGTCCGCTGCAACGGCGACGCGTCAAGCTTCACGTACTGGCCGCGGGGGATCCACTCCGTCAGCCACTCCTCCCACTGCACCATCCACGGCGTCATCGGGTAGGCCAGGAAGTCCAGCAGGCTCTGCTCCACGTTCTGGTAGGTGATCGACCCGCCCGGCGTGCCGTGCCCGGCGAGCGACGGGTTCAGGCCGAAGAACCGGCAGATATCCGTCCCGCCGAACTGCATCAGCGCCAGGAACTGGGAATCCTGCGGGTTCACCTGGATCTGGCTGTAGTCCCAGCCGCCGCCCATCACCACCGGCTCGCGCGTCCCGTGCGTCGCCGCGAGGAACGCTTCCTTCACCCGCTGCGCCTGATCCTGGGAGATCTTGTTCGCGTTCTTGTTCGTCAGCATGCCCGACGGGTGGCCGCCGTCCTCGAAGAACCCCAGCCCGAACTGCTCGGCCGCCTGGACGGTGCGCGTCGTCCGCGCCGCGTACTGGATCACCGACATGCCCACCCGCGACCCCGGCATCCGGTGGATCGCCCGGTGCCACAGCTTCCTCGGGTCGATCTCCTCGTTCCGCAGCCTGTACTCGTAGCTGCCGTCCTGCCGCTTGCGGACCTTCACCTGGTCAGGGTGCTGCAACTCGATCTGCGCCGGGTAACCCAGCCGGTCCCGCTCCAGGATCAGCCCGTACACGTTGCCGCGCAGCAGCAGCGACACCCACGACGCGTACGTGAACGACGTCATCCCGCAGTCCGACGACGGCGACGTGAGCATCTCCGGGACCGGCTGCTTCACGCCCTTGCCCGCGATCCCGACGCCGCCGCCCTTGTAGTTCTGCGGGCGCATCATCGCCATGGCCAGCGCGATCCGGTTCGTGCAGTACCACACCGTGGCCTGCCGCATCGCGCCCTCGGGGTCGCCCGACGACCAGTCCTGCAGCGCCTCGGTGTACGCGCCGACCGGCGGCGAGATGAACGTGAGCATGCGCTGCTCGGCGGCCGGCCTGGCCTGGACGAATACACCCACGGTCACAGTATGGTGCTAACCGTTGTTAGATGGCGGACGCGGCACATGGTTGATCGCCGCCGCGATCCACATCACGAACCCGCCAGCGACCGCCAGCGACACCCACGGCGCCAGGCCTCGGCCGAAAATATGCCCGGCCAGCTCGCCCAGGCCAGCCGACACCGCCGCCGCGCCGAGCAGCCCCGGCAGCATCCGGTGAACCCGCCACCGCACCAGCGTGCCCGCCCAGCGCGCCGCCACGACCATCGGGCGGCGCACCCGGCGGCGCTCACGGGCACGGCTCACCAGAACGTCCCCTCGATGTCAACCTGCTGCGCCAGGGTCCACACGCCCATGCACATCGCAACCGCGCCGTCGATCTTCCACCGCGACTTGTTCTTGCTCAGGGTGAACCCTCGCTCCTGCTGACGGCGAACCGCGCTCTTGACGTGCCGGCCGAGGTCCGGATTGCCATCGTGCACGATTTTGCCCTTGATGATCTGCTCGAACGTCTCGCCGCACGCCTGCGCCATCACCGTCCACTGATCGAACTCGATCAGCATCAGGTCGTCGTCGTCCTCCAGCTCCCGCGCCGCCAGCTCGAAGAACCGCGGGTCGTACACCACGGCGGCGAGGCGCTGGCCCAGCTCCCGGCCGCGGCCGCGGATGAAGTTCAGCACCTCCCGGTGGTCGACCTTCCCGTCGCCCGGGTTCCAGATCCGGGCCGTCACCGCCGTCCGGCCGTCCTCGAGCCGGACGCACTCGACCACCGCGGTCGAGTCGTGCCGCAGCGACATGTCGACCGCGACCACGGTCGCCTCGTCGCCGTTCAGCTCCCACGCCCCCTGGCACTTCGGCCACGCCGCCGGGTGCTCGGCCAGCCACGACTCCTCGGCGACGTCGACCCAGCCGTTCGCGTAGTAGCGGATCCACTCGTGCCGCTGCACCTCCGGCTTGTCGTACTCGCGAACCCGCGCCTCGACGTCCCACAGAATGCCCGCGGCCGAGCTGGCGGCCTTCACCGCCTGGCGCCGGTGCTCCGGATTCTCGTAGTCCAGGCCGTCGGGCGCCTCGTGCCAGTCGAACAGCAGCCGCGGCGCGAGCGACCGGTCATGCTGGGCACGCTTGCCGTGCGTGTACATCGCGCCGAGCAGCGACAGGTCGACGTCGAACCCGGCCGTCGAGATGTTCAGGATCCGCCCGGGCCCGCGCGCTACCTCGCGGGAATTCCCGCCCTTTTCCGGGATTCTGCAGATCAGGCGCCGCTTTTTCGTCGACTTGCCGATCACCATGTGCACGCGGGCCTTGTTCGACCCGGTCTCGCCCCACTCGTGGAGCTCGTCGCCGACGAACAGGGACGGCAGGCCGCCCTCGTTCGTCCCCGCGACCGCGGCGACGCGCTTCATGATGCCCGGCCGGCCGTCGGTGAACCGGATCTGGGTGTCGTAGACCTCGGCATAGCCGCACAGCGGCGCTTCCTTCACCGCCTCGTCCCGGCCGCCGAGCATGACGCCCGCCGTGGCGAACAGCAAGTCGGCCTGCTCGAAGCTGGCCGCCGCGTTGACGATGTTCGGCGACACGGGCGCGATCTGCGGCGGCCCGAACATCTCCAGGCACTCGATCGCGGCCACGAACGTCGTCTTGCCGTCGCCCGTGGCCGCGCCGCGCAGCGCCTGGTCGTAGCGCCAGTACCCGCAGCCCGGGCAGAACTCGTACCACTCGTAGACGAACCGCTTCTGGTCGGCCCGCAGGCGGATCGGCCGGCCGAACCAGTCGCCCTCGCCGCAGATCAGGAACTTCTCGATCCACCGCACCGCGAGCGGGCCCTCCGTCGGCCACAGCTGGCCCTCCGCGGGCTGCCAGCCGCAGTCGATACAGCCTTCAGCCGCGACGAGGGTCCGGCTCATCGTCCGCCCCTTCCAGGAACGCCGCGTTCAGGTCCATCAGCGACTGCCGGGCCGCCGCGATCGTGAAACCGAGCTTCTCCCGGTTCAGCGCACCGAACCCGAGCTGCTGCTCGCACTTCTCCGCCGTCGAGATCGCGGACTTCGCCGTCAGGTACGACGGATGCTCGGTCACCTGGTTGTTCCCGCCCAGCACCACCGGCTGCCGGTCGGCCCGCCGCAGCGCACGCGCCGCACGGTCCACCGAATCGGCCCACCGCAGCAGGATCGGCCGGTCACCAGGCGTCCACGCCTGGTGGATCGGGTCCGACCAGGCACCCTCCCATGCCTCCAGCGTCTCCGGCGTCCACGCGGGCCGTTTCGGCGGCAGTTCGAACCGCTCCAGCGGCCCTCCCTCCAGGATCAGTTCACCACGCCGCCCGTTGCGCGCGTCAACGGCCTGACCTGGCGGTTTCTTCGTCCGAGGCATGGTCACCGTCCGTGATATTGATCTTGACCCCTCAACGCGGAGTGGTACCAAGGCGAAAAGTTCGGAGAGCGAGGGTCATGCTTTCTCTCATTCCTAAAAAATACGTATATAGGACATGACGTACATCACTATTCGTGACTACTCACTCTATGTAGCTGCCATTCTTTGCTGCATCGTCGCAGGTTGTAAGGTGCGAACGTCTCACTCCCACTACTCATAGCGTCTGTTTGCAGATCTTGCAGGCGAGCGTTTCCCTGCTGGTGTTCTTCGTGATCCCCTGTTGCATTGCCTGTGTTCTAGTCCGCGGTATCCCTGTTGTCCGTCTGCGTGTCCGAGGTCGGCGTCTTGCTTGGTGGTGATGGGCTTGCCGCATCGCGTGCATGGCTGGCCTGGCTGGAACTGTTCCAGTAGTCGTGCTCGCAGCTGCTGGTGCTGGGTGCCGTAGCCGCGTGCCGTGGTGTTGCCGCGCGTGTTCTTCTGCTTGTCGCTCTTCTGCTGGCAGGCAAGGCAGCGTCGCTTGCCTGGGTTGCTATCGCGGTTGTATAGCTGCAGGCAGCCGATACAGATTCGCTTAATCGGCATTGCGCGTTTCCCGTTGTCGTCG